GGGTTAGACTGTACCCCCCTGGGGGGGCAACTGTGCTCGTGCGGGGGTACAGCGGAAACTCCTCCGCTTCCACCACCTTCAATCTCCCGCGTTAATCCCGGCGCTGCGCACCGCACCTCCACGCCCGCCTGGGTGTGCATCGGCGTGTCGACCTACCCGGCTCAGCTGGTCGAGCTCGATGCGGCTGTCTCGAGGCTCAAGCAGGCTGGCGTGCGGCGCATGAGCCGGAGCTGGCTGCTTCGGATCGCGCTGGAGCGGTTGGACGTGGACGCTGTGCTGGCTGATCTGCTGGGGGTGACGAGGTGAAGGCGACGGCGATCGAGGTCGAGGATACGCGCGCAACGGTGATGCTGACCCCGTGCTGGATAGCTCGCCTGCTCGGTGCCAGGCCGGTGATGATCGAGCTTAAGCGAGATCATCCGCTTTCGTTCTGGTTCACGGTTACTTCGCATCGCAGGCTAGGGTGGATTCCGTACAGCAGGCAGATCGAGCACGCGCTCGATTTTAGGGCGGTAACCGATCTACCTCTCGCCCGGAGCGTGTCCCGATGACCGCCGAGCCTCGTCACTGCTCGACCTGCGCCTCCTCGATGCCACTCACCGGCCCGCGTCGCATCCGCAACGGAAAGCTGACCTGCGTCGCCTGCGACCCGACGTGGAGCCCCAACACGGAGCCACGTCGGCATCTCCGACGGCAGCGTTCGCTCACCGTCGAGACCCGTCACCTGACGCGCGAGCTGCTGGTCTCGCAGGCTGCGTTGCTCGAGCCCGAGGACTACGCAGCGCTGGCCGACCGCCCGCGGACCTGGGGCGAGTGCGCCGGTGATGCCGGACCATGCCCGTGGGTAAGCTGCCGGCACCACCTGTACTTGGACGTCAGCAAAATCGGAAGCATCAAGCTGAACTTCCCAGACCTACAGCCCGAGGACATGGAGAACCCGTGCGCGCTGCGCCTGGCCGCGGCTGGCCCACAACACCTCGAGGAGGTCGGTGTGCGACTAAACCTTACACGAGAGCGGGTTCGGCAGATCGAGGGAATCGCGCTGCGGAAGCTGAGCAGGAGGGCGCCCAAGCCATGAGCCCCACGCGCTCACCAGCTGCCCGTGGCGCCACGATCGGCCTCCGGTGCGGGTGCGCTCCGCATCGGCAGCTCATGCGCTCCACGCACGTCCTGGCCGCTCTGCTCGGGTGCGCGGTTGTCCTACTCCTGAGCCAGCAGTGCGCTCAGGCTCCGAGCAGGTTGGACGGAGCGACCGCGAGGGATCCGTTACCAGTACGTACAGGAATAGTCACGAGGGCCCTTGCGCGCGGCTCTTGTTGTGGCTACAGTAATCTCATGACGAAAACGAACATGACGAACACAAACATCCGCATTCGCTGCCGCACCGTTGGGCAGAACTTCGGCACCGTTGGGCAGATCGTCGCCCGCAACGGTCGAGTCGTAGCCGAGACCCGCACATTCCCATACGGCTTCACCGGGCCGGCTACGGACGCCGCGCGCTCGCTCGCAGCCACCAAGGGCTGGACGGTGCGCTCGTGATCCGCGACGACGACAACCTGAGCCCTGTGCGCGATGTCCTCGTCGAGATGGGCGATCGTTGGTGGAGCATCCCGGCGCTACAGCGCGACCTCGGCCTTCCGCAGTGGGCCGCGCTCGCGGAGTGCGTAGCCTCTCTGCAGGAGCAAGGCTACGTCGAGGACAACGACGACCCGGGCCAGTCGCGGCTGTACCGCCGCACCGGAAAGATCGCGGTCGCGCGATGACGGCGCGCAAGAAACGCGGCCCCGGTCGCCCGCCGCTCGAGGTCAGCCGTGACGTGACCAAGAGACTGCGACTGACATCGGCAGAGGAGGCGGCGCAGTCCGCTGCGGCCGAGGTAGCCGGGATAACGTGGAGCGAGTGGGCTCGAAAGGCGTTCGCGAGAGCCCTGAATCAACTATGACATAAATGTCCGTATGGTCACGTATGGTCATTCCATGCTACGACCATCTCGAACATGCGGTTCCGGTCTCTTGCAACGTCGTACCCCCGGATCGAGTCGCGGTGAGTCGCCCTCGCGCCCAGTTCCCGACCTTGGTTGACGTTGACATCGACGGGATCGTGATCCGCGCGCACGAGCTGACGAAGAACGTCGAGCGCCTCGAGCGGATCCTGAACGTCGTCGGGCGGCGTCTGGCGCACTGGCTCAAGCAGACCAGCGACGAGCGCCCGTTGCCGCCGGCGGAGTGGACCGACAACTTCCGGTACTACGCGGGCACGTTGACCAACCTGCTCAAGGAGCAGCGCGAGCGCTACCGGCTGACGCGCGGCGAGGACGTGACGGCAGAGCAGCTCCAGGCGCAATTCGCGATCGAGCTCGAGCACGCGCTGGGGTCGTTCACGCCAGAGCAACGCGCGCTTGCGATGAGGCTCTGGGAAGCGAACCAGATCGCAGAACCCGTCACGAAGGCACCTGCGGATGCCTGATCATCGCCCGACCCCGCGCCTCCGCTGGTACAACGAGCGCGTCACCCGCGCGCCGATCTTCGTCGTCCCGGGCGAATCCGTCGGCTCCTCGAGCGTCGTCCCACGTGGCAAGACGTGGGGCATCCGCGAGCGCGGAGATACCGCAGCGCTGAGAGCGCGGCTTGGCGTCGAACCGCGACGGATCCCGCGCGACTTCGCGTGCCCGGTTCATGGTCGCTTCTCGCGCGATGCCGAGGAGTCCGTCGAGGAGATGGCGTGTCCGCATCTCGAGACCGATTGGATCGAACCTTCGCAGTGGGCAGCAGAGGGCGCGCTCGTGCGCTGGAACACCTGCGGCCTGACCTCGCCTTGGGCAGGCGCAACCTGCGCGATCGGCCTCGAGCCTGGGACGGTGACGGGATGAGGCTGACGCCATCTCGCCCGCCCGATCCCGACGGCGCATCCTGGTGTCACATGGGTATCATCGCCGGTCTGCAAGGCTTCCCCGCGATCCCGCCGCATCGCCTCGGCCTCGACTGGAAGCGCTGCTTCCAGTCGCTCGGCGTGGCCCTCGGGCAGCACGAGGTGCGCCGACTCGAGCTGCAGGTGGCGCGCGAGGCGTGGGCGACGAGTCCGATCGCACGGAGGCAGGTGCAGTGAACACGGTGATGAATCTGCACGCGCTCGACGCCACGATGAAGGACGTTTATCCGCTCCCCGGCACGCGCATGAAGCAGTGGGTGGTCGACATGCGCCGCGAGGATGCGTGGGAGCGCGAGACGTGTCCTGTTCTCGATGTGCCGCAGCACTCCGAGGACTGCGACGACGCCGAGGCTGCGTCTGGCGAGCTGCGTGACTGCGCATCGGTGGGCCGAACCAGCTGGCTCGACATCCACGGGCGAGAGTGCCGTTTCTGTGAGGGCTTCGCCTTCGGTGCGCTCGGGCGCCCAGAGATGGTCGCGTGGTTCGCAGCGAAGAAGGCGCGCCCGCCGATCTGCGCTGACCGCGACCAGCTGAGCGACGAGATCGCACCGGACATGGGCGAGATGAGCAACCCGATGCTCGCGTTCCTGCGAGGCTCGCGATGACCCACTCCGCCGACTGCGCGATGACGCTCTACGCGCACCTCGACCCGGCAACGCTCAAGCAGCCGCTGGTGTGCGACTGCGATGCGGACGATGACGGTGACGCGATGCCGGGCGAGGTTGAGACGGACGACGCGCCACTGGCGACAGTGCGACCGATTCGCTCGACCGGCGACGTCGTGCTGACCGGCGACGTGGCGCGCGCGTACAAACTGCTGCAGGTCGCCGAGACCGGGCTGAGGAGTGCGCAGAAGCGCAAGGACGACGCGTTGCGCGCGTTCTTGGAGGCGGCGACCAGGTGATTGCGCTGTCCGATGTTGGTCACGTTCAGCCGCTGGCGATGTCTGGCGCGCCGCTCGCCGTCCGCATCCGCCACGCGCACCGCGACGACCCCGGCGAGTTGGCCTACATCCGATCAACGTTCGCCGAGGGCTACAAGCAGTCCAGCAACCGCCTCGACAAACTGCCCTGGCCCGACTTCAAGCGGCTCGAGCGGCCGCGGCTCGAGGCCGTGCTGGCGCGCTCCGACACGCAGCTGCTGGTCGCGGACCTCGACGGCGCGGTGGCCGGCTGGCTCGCGTGGTCGCCCGGCCGACGCGTCGACACCGTGCACTGGACGCACGCTCGCCACCGGCTGCGCAAGCACGGTGTGATGCGGTCGCTAGTCGACGCGGCACAGCTGAAGCATCGACTCGTCTACACCCACCGCGGGGCCAAGCGCTCTGATGTCTGGATCGTGCCGTGGCTGATGAAGCGCGGCATCAACGCGGCATTCGTGCCGATGAAGGAATGGATCGAATGAACGACTCGGATATCAACAGTGGCGTCTCGTGCACGCCGCGCCCGCCGTCCAACATGCCGATCGCTGGCAAGCGCATCGTGGTGATGCAGGGCCGACACGGGCGTGACGCCATGCCGGTGAGCGTGCACGACAGCCTCGACAACGCAATGGTCGCGATCGGCAAGCGCGCCGCGGAGTGCCTGCTGCAGTGGGGCGACACACAGACGAACGCGCTCTACCTGATGACGGTGGACCGATGAAGATCTGCGGTTATGCGACCGGGATCAACCCGGACAACACCACGTACCTCATTCCGATCGATGCCGACCTGCAGGTGGAGTACGATGGGTTGCGTCTCGGCGTGTGCTTGGCGATCGCCAAGCGACTCGAGAAGTACCCGAACTTCACAATACAGGGGATGCGAACCAGCCTAACACCTGCGCAAGCCGCAGCCGTCGCGGAGTATCGCGCATTGAAGGCCCCATGAAACTCGTCTCCATCAAGCTCCCAGACCTGCCGATCCTGCGCAGCCAGTCGCACTTCAACTGCGCGACCCCGCCCGAGATCCTGCGCGGCTGGTCGGTCAAGGTCCGCGGTCGTGCCGTGTTCCTCGTCTCGCCGCCGGGCTGGTTGCCCGGTCAGCCCGCTGCGATTCGCCCGCGCAACGGCGAGCGCCGCACGTTCGGACCGCTCGAGGCCGACGGCGAGAAGTGCGTGCTCCAGTGGGAGGGCGACGATATCGAGGCGTGCGCGAAGTACGACGGCGAGCCGATGGGCGTGGTCGTGGAGGTCGTGAGCGACGAGGAGATGGAGCGGGCCACGGCGCCGAAGGTCGCGGTGAAGCGATGAGTCAGTCTGCGACATGGGACACACTACAGATCGCGCGAGATGCGCGGCTGTGTGGTCGGCTCGGTGTCGCGGCGGCGCTGCAGGACGAGATCGACCAGGAATTGCCAGCCTACTCGCACCTCTATCATCGCAAGGTCGCCAGACGTGTGGATGCGTGGATCGGGATCCACCATGACTGGCTAGCGTGGGCCGGCACACACGTCGACGCTCGTCGAGCGTCCGTCGAGGCGTCCAAGAGCTGGATGCGGCACACTATGCTGCCCATTCCGTATGACCGCGACGGTCTCGACGTGATCGAGATGCGCATGCGCTACTACCACACCAGCTACAGCGGCTGGAACGGCGTGTTCGCGGTCGACTAATGCACCTCGGACCGGGTGCCCTTGCGACCCTCGGCAGGCTGGCCAAGCTGCGGCCGGCGACGATCGCCGCATCGAGCGAGCCGGACGAGACCGCGCTCCTATGCGCGCGACTGCGTGAGCGGTTCGAGCAGCATCCCAAGCAACGCGCGTTCTGGCAGACCGAGGCGCTGGCATCCGCAGCGCTATGCACCCGCCGCGCAGGCAAGAGCGACGGCGGCGTGCACGAGTGGCTGTCGCTGGCCATCGAGATCCCAGGCTGGCGCGGCGTATACGTCAACGAGACGAAGGCCGAGGCGCGCAAGATCGTATGGCGCAACGACATGGGGCAGGGCTTCTGCGATCTGATCGCGAAGCACGGCGCGGCCACCGGTGACGGCTGGAAGCTCGGCTCGATCGTGGCGCGCACCAACGACACGACGCTCGAGATCAACTTCTCGAACGGCTCACAGATCGCGCTGTTTGGCGCGGACGACGAGCAGTCGATCGGCAAGCTGCGCGGCCAGGCGAAGGACGAGATCTGGGTCGACGAGGCCCAGAAGATGCGCCACCTGCGCGCGTTCATTCTGCAGGTCGCCCAGGCATGCCTCGCCGACAAGCGCAAGCACAACGACTCGCCGGGCGCGCGCAAGAGCGGCAAGCTCAAGCTGACCGGCTCGCCGAGCGAGGACTGCGCCGGCTACTTCTACGACTGCACGCCCGAGCCCGAGAGCGGAGACTCGCCCCTGCCGAATTGGGAAGTGCACCGCTGGTCGGTGATCGATAACCCCTGGTTCGGTCTGACGCCTGACGAGCGGTTCGCGCGCACTGCCGGCGAGGCCTTGACCGCGAACGGATGGAACGGCACCGAGCCCGACTACATCCGCGAGTGGCTCGGCAAGTGGGTCAAGAGCGACGCGCGGTACGTCTACCCGGTCCACGCGGTACCGCAGCACATCGGGCTCACGTACGCGCCGCAGCGGCTCACCGACAACCGGATCAACCATTCGCATCCGCCGTGGGTCGACCTGCAGGCGACGCTCGCGGACCTGCCGATGCCGCCGCGCGGACGCAGGCCGTACGACTGGCTGTACGCGATTGGCGCCGACTTTGGGTACGCGCAGGATCCGTTCGCGATCGTGTGCTGGGCGTTCACCCACGCGCCAGATCGGCCACAGATCTACGAGGTATTCAGCTGGAAGGAGTTCAAGGTCGTGCCCGATGACCAGCGCGACTACCTCAAGGCGCTGTACGACGGCCTGGACAACGTCGTGGTGCTCGTCGGTGACCCCGCCGGGCAGGTCGCGGCGAACATGGCCGGCTGGCGCGAGCGCGTCGGGCTGCCGATCGACGAGGCCGACAAGAGCAGCAAGCCAACGTGGCAAGCGCTCATGGCCGGCGACATCCGCAAGGGCCTGGTCCGCTACCGCGAGGGCTCGCCGCTGTTGGACGAGCACAAGCACCTCGTGTACCTGCCGACGAAGCCCGGCAAGCCGCTCAAGGACGACGCGGGGCGACGCGCGAGCGATGGCAAGATCCACGGCAACCACGCGTCGGACGCTGGTCTGTACGCGTTCCGCCACCTGACGCACTACACGAACCGGCCCGAGGCGGCCAAGCCCAAACCTGGCACCCGCGAGGCGTTCATCGCCGAGGCCGAGCGCGAGGAGCAGGCGTTGGACGCCGCGATGGCGCGTCAGGCCCGTGCGCTACAAGAGGGCGACGAGATGCCGGGCGAGATGGAAAACTACGGCAACACGGAGTATGGAGCTGGAGCGTATGAGTACTGACATTGCCGAGCGACTGACCGCAGCGATCGCCGACGACCTCGAGCGCCACATGAACACGGGCTCGCGCGTGTACGTGGTCGACCGGGTTGCCATGCTCGCTGCGTACAGGGCGGTCCACGCTCGGTTGTTCGGCAACCACGACCCCGGCGACGAGGATCGGAGCGAGCGATGAGCGACACCAACGACAAAATTCACGCCGCATGGGACGCGCTACCACCGGACGGTGAGACCGGCTCTATCACGCCCGAGATCGCCGCGCTCCGAGCGCTGTGGGGCAAGAGCGCGTTCCGCATGCTCACCGACATGGGGCTCAAGTGGTCGTTCGACGGCGACGAGATCGAGATCGTCGAGGCCGTGCAGAAGTTCATCGCTGAGGCGTACCTGTTCGCGAAGGCCGCCATGGAGCCAGCATGAAGACCACGCCCCGCGGCCCGATCGACTCCGACGAGGATGGCAACATCGTCCCGGTGCCGCCTGCGGAATCCGACCTTGCCCAGCTGATCCAGCTGCTCGAGTACGGGCGCCGCCGCGGGTTCCGGATCGGCCCAACGGTCCGCGTCGGCGCGCTCGTCGTGCAGGTCCAGGATCTTCGGCAGAACGAGAGCCAGCTCGGCGACGAGCTCGAGCCACAGATGGGCGCGTGGGAGGCTTTTGGCTACACCGAGAATGCCAAGGGAGAGGCGGAATGAGGACCATGGTGCAGCGCCGAGACGAGGACGCGGCGATGTTCCGATCCATGAAGCCTGCGCCCGTGCCTGCGATGGAGTACACCGGCGCGCTGCGGATCTACTTCAACCGCCTCAGCGCCGAGCCGATGATGTGGTGCGTCTCTCCCGAGGACGGCATGTGGGAGATCGCAGTCTCGCGTGTGACGTTCGAAGGCGGCGCCGGCGTGACCACCGTGTACCAGCCCAAGTCGACGCCCGACGACGAGGACGGCCGTCCGAGCGCATGGCTCGCTGCACATGGGCGACTGCGCGTATTCTCGGACGGAACCGCCATCGTGACCGCCGACTGAACTCCGTTGCGTTCGTCAGCGCAACGTGCTTAGACTGTACGCAAATCGTTACCGGTCCACAGGCAAAGGGACCATTCGCCCTTTGCCATGGCTCCACGCCCAAACGCCCAAGTCCGAAGCGATGCGCACTGGATGCGCGCCAAGGTGGGCGAGCCCGTGCACGAGCGGCTGGTTCCGTACGGTCGGGCGCTGCTCTCGCGAGAAGCGAACTTCCACGCGAAGAACTTGACCCGCGAGCGCGCGTACCGCGGCGTCGACCTGCAGTCCAACCGGATGGCGCTCGCCGCGCTGTCCGGCAGCGGCATGGGCATCGCGAGGCTCAACGTCATCAAGGCGATCGGCGACACATTCGCGTCGCGGCTGTCGAAGGATCGGCCGATGCCCGGGATCGTCGTCGACGATTCTGACTTCGACCTGAAGAAGCGCGCCAAGAAGTACCGCGAGTTCATCGTCGGTCAGATGAAGGATACCGAGTTCGACGCGCTGAGCGTGCGAGCACTGCAGGATGGCGTGAAGCTCGGTCTCGGGTTCACGCGTATCGACGACAGCGACGAAGCGGTGATCGCCGAGCGCATTCCAGTCAACGATCTGCTGTTCGACCGGCGCGAGCTCAAGTACGGAAAGCCGCGGCAGGCGCTGCGCATCCAACGCGTGGCGCGCGACCACCTCGCCGAGCTGTTCCCCAAGCACAAGGAGTGGATCCTCGAGCGCGCGCCGTCCTCGCTGCGCCGCAAGGACGACTCGGACATCGACGGCGACGGTCCGCGTGTCGGCGACCTCGAGGACTACGTCGACACGTGGGAGGCGTGGTTCCCGCCGATGATCCCCGACTCGGACATCGGTCGTCACGTGCTCTGCGTCGAGGGCGCTACGCTGGCCAGCGAGCAGTGGCACGAGCCGAGGTTCCCGTGGTCGATGTTCCAGCTCGGCGATCCGGACTGGGGTATCTACCCCGACGGCTTTGTCGACCTGCTCATCGGCGTCCAGCACCGTATCAACATGATCGTGCGCGACATCCAGCTGAATCTCGCCGCGACGGGCCGCGGGATGTGGATGGTGAACAAGGCGAACGACATCCCGGTGGAGATGCTCGGCGGCGGCGCTCCGTTCAAGGTCAACTACAACGGCCCAACCCCGCCGCAGTACATCGCGCCGCAGTCGTACAACGCCGCTCAGATGGGCGCGCTCAAGGAGTTCATTGGCTGGGCATTCGACCTCTCGGGCGTCTCGAAGGCCAATGCCGAGTCGAAGTCCACACTCGGCGCCGGCGCATCGGGCGTTGCGCTCGACACCCAGTACGATATCGACAGCGACCGATTCCGGATTCCACAGGCGAACTACGCGCGGTACCGGATGCACGGCGGTCAGTGCTACCTCGACGCGTCCGCCCGGGTCGCGCGTCGCCGCTACGAGGGCAAGGGCGAGAAGCGGTCGTGGGTCGCGACGACGTGGAAGTCCCGCGACGCGATCCAGAAGCTCGACTACTCCAAGGTCGTGCTCAAGGAGGGCAGCTACCGGCTCCGCATCGAGCCGATCGGGTTCATCCCCGAC